GTCTTGAACATGTCAAGCAAAGTAGGTACCCTATTCCCTTCGCTACAAGCGAAGATAATGGATGAGGAGGTATGGTCGTCCATGACGGCCGTCCCCCTCTGGTATAACCCGACCACACCTGGTCGGGTGATACCGGAGTCTCTACGCCCTTTTATGGACGGTAGACACTTCCTCTCGACCAAACAAGTGCCTTCGGCGCTTATTCTGGCGAGAGCTGGTTCTCAGACAGTGTCGCGGAACCAGCGAGAGCTCCTTCGTGGTGGATTCACCATCGAGGAGTTCAACGGGGACGGGTCGGGCACAGCCCGACAAATCTCCGGACAGAGTAGAGAGGACATGGTCCCATCATACTCTGAATCATTGGCTTCGATTCTTCGAAACACCAACGATGCGATGGACACAGTGAGTAACCTCCCTGTGCCCCTCGAAGAAGATTACGATCATTCCGGATCGGAAGCTTCTGACCCCGAGGAAGTCCTAGACCAGGAAACCATCGGGGGTATCCGTCAGCGAAAGAAACTTTCGAAGCGGATCAAGTACGAAGACCCATGGAAAATCCATGCGGCCTGCGCACTGGCCAACTCGATAGGACAAGATCCTCCCGAGGTGGTCGTGTGGTCTGGAGACGGCATCCGCCTCCAGGACCCTCTTCCCGCTAAGGTCCTAGGACCGGCGTGGGATGGATCATTGAAGAACAAGACTCGGTTCTTCAAGATCGCCAGAGATGAAGTGAAACTTCACGTCATCTATGGACACACTCATTGGGGCCGACGGCTTGTCAAGGAGTGTGGGGACTCAGGCTCGAAAATTCGAGTCTGGGCCCAGACCCTGAGGACCCGGTTGAACCGGTTCCTAAAGGGCAGATCTGATCCCATCTGGACTTCAGAGGAGAAACAGATCATCGCTCCGGGCGGTTATACAGACCGTAACCGGGGCGCGCGGGCTTTGCGACTCATCGAGTTGCTAAAGACCGTCGACGGGATATTCGTCCAAAGATATTTGGCGAATCCCGCGGAAGTGTGGACATGGGACAGATTCGACCTGTTCACACTTGGTAACTTATCTCTATTGATAGGAGATGAGTTCCTCGATGGCGAGCTGCCTTTACAGGCAATCGACATCCGCACCTCCTATTCCACACTTAAGTGGAGTAGGAAGTGGATCAAGTCCGCAGCGCACCGCTCGGCGCTTGATCATTCGGCCAAGCCGCCCCCCGAAGGGGGCCCCTGGCCTAGACAGTTCTGGAGGACTTGGAGCCTCATCAGAACTGCCACGGGTCACAATCGCCTGATGCTGTTAGGCGTTTTGTCCCAGACACGAGGGTGTGGTACACCACCACCGCTCGTGGTCCTCCAGTCGAAACGAAAGTTCATAGAAACCGTCTCGCTGGATCCTCCTGAGGAGTCCGTGACAGAACGGACCCTGAGGAGACTTGCTGTAGAGGAGGTCATCAAGGACCTCCCTGCAGCAGCCGTGACGGGGCTCTCGACCAAGTCGAGAGTCACCGTCACATCCGCCGCCTGCTGGGAGAAAACCCGAGCAGAGGGTGGAACGACAGAACAGGTCAAAGAAATGATCATGTCTGTCGGAGCGATGTCTCAGATCCCAATCAGGGACTTGGACACCGGAGAGCCGAGCTACTGGAAGTTTTCCAGTGAGTTCGACTCTGTCGGAGAACTAATATTCTGGATCTCATTGGATCTGGTTCTCCGAACGCCACCCGTGGAGCTACGAAAAGCTTTTCTCACGGTGGTGAAGGAGCCTGGCAAAGCACGTAGTGTTACCAAGGCTCGAGCTTGTCTCAAGATCGTACTCGATCTTGTGAGCAAGTTATGCTGCGAACCCCTAGCGAAAGGGATCCGTAGCAGCCAGTCAGGAATGACAGCGTCAAACCATGGCTGGAACTTCTTTAACTCTCTATCCGGGGAGTTGGAAAGAAGCGACACGTTCCGTCTCCTTAACAGAGACGAAACGGTTTTCGAAGGGTACGTCGAAAGGACGGACACATTCGAAGACCTCTTTGTGTCCTCAACGGACTACAAAGAGGCGACCGATCTTCTCCAGCACAAGGTTGGAGAGGACCTGGGAGTCCCTTGGATGATCAAATGTGGTATACCCAAGGTACTACGAGGTATTGTAGTAGAAACCTGCTACAGACCTCGTGAGATCTTCTTTAAAGCCACAGGCTGTTTGGAAGATCTGGGGAAACCCGCTCCGGAATACGGAGAGAATATTCGGGTAATTCCTCTTCGTCGGGGAGTCCTCATGGGGGACCCCTTGACGAAGCCTGTCCTCCACATGGTTAATGTGGTGAACAGGCACCTGCAGAATCGGATGGATTGTCCGGATTTCTACAGGCCGCTCAGCAACTCCGAGGAAATTGCTGAGCTCTTAACGACCTTTACAATGAAGTACAGGAAGCGTTAATTGTTGCCGGCACCCATTTGAGAGGGTGTATGCGGCAGCAACGTATAGCCCCTAACTGGGGAGCATTTACGTTAC